GGACTTTATACGATAACACGATTGTTTATTTTTCATTATGAGGATCCCCAGATCTCTAGAAAAGAGATGCCGTCTAGAAACATTTAAATTAACCGATGAACAAGTCGACCGTTATCCGGAAGCAGGACTCTACTTGAGAGTCCGCCTCCCGACCGGCGCTTGGATCGAAGAATATGTTTCATTTTTACTAGAACGGAATTACCCAGAACGGGTAGATCCCTCCGATGAGCTCGTAGCTCTCGCGGAGGAGATCGAGGATTTCCTTAATTAATTGAACCAGGTTTTCATACCTGGACCAGACACTTTCTGGTAACACGTGTTCGCATAAGTCCCTTATGTGGAGAAAGAGGGGAATCACCCCCCCTCCCCCTAAAGCAAGGAGGCCCCGATAGAGACGCAATCTACAACTGCGCTCTCGGGACATAGCTTACTTGCAATGCCAAAATTTCTAAAGGCATAACATGCTGAAATTTGATCAATCAGCTTAACAGGTCTAGAATCGACAGATCGTCGATAGACTTCTTCCAAACCACCCGGAAGACAAAATATAGGTGGGTTGTAGAAAAGGACGTCCGTAAGGGAGGTGTTGAGATCGAAATCTTCCAACACGCCCTCCGGACTAATGTACAAAGCATCTTTACTCTTGAGCCAGACGTTATTCCAGCTCTCCGTGCAAAGGAGAGCGTCGGACTTCTTCCGATCGTCGTTCTCAGAGTTTCCAAGAGCCTCCCACATAAAGGAGGAGATGCCTGAATCGTTGGCGGCTTCACGCCACTCAGACCGGGGTTTAACCGCCTCCCAAGATTGGGAAGGTGGCTGGGGAAAGCACAGCTCATAGGCGCTTGCCTTCTTCATTCCCTCATTGACCCAGTCAGCGACATCCGGAGATACACTCTTACGGAATGTCTGATTTCCACTATCGAGAAGTGCTCTCAGATAGCCAGCAAGTCGAAGCTGTCGTCGGGTAACATTTTGAACCTTAACGGTCTCCCTATCACGATCAACTCTTGTGGTTTGATTTCTCCGAAGATTGCGCAGATAAAATTTGCGCTGTATCTCGAATTTTACGGTCTCCTCCTTGGTCAGAGGACCTTCCGTGCCGCTATATCGGCTAAGGGTATAGGAGAGCTTTCGAGCCTCCTTCTGATTTCCCACAACCACCTTACTGACATCCATTACAGGTAGACCTAGCCCCCCCAAACAAGTCGGGAGCCACCAAGACATACCACAAGGAACGGTTTTCAACAACTCGCGCTGCCTCCTGATAAAAATCGTAAGAAGGCGATCCTGTTCAGAGGGATCAAATCCATGAACAAACGCGTTTGCAGCCGCACCCAACCCAGTCCAGTGTCTTTCATCATCACCCTTTGATTTGCATTTAGATGCTAGGGAGAAATTAATGTAAGGACACTCCAAAAAACTGCCATCACGCTTCATTAAGAAGTTCGTGGAATTAATTTGCAGCCAGGACTTGGCGTAATAACACTTCCCAATAGAGGGAGAGAGGCCCACTTGCGCAGAAATCCTCTCCCACCATGACTTCTGATTGTGGTTGAAGTCCATCACACAATCGTCCCCATTGACCAAGATCGGGCAATCACGAAGCTCCATGCCGTCAGAAGACCAATCCCCAAGCTCATAAGCAAGCTTGCAGATGGCCGCATTAACGATACACAGAATAGGAAAGCTTAGGGGGGAACCCATAAGCTGACCATTCTCCTGATCTACCACAATACCGTCCGGATACCATATCCGATGACCAACTAAACAGTTAGAGCCTAGACGGCGCATCCATTCATCAAATCCACAATACCTGGAAATGGCGTTCCACGCACACTGAGAGAATCTCTTTCGAAGATTATCAGTGGCAGCGGTGTAATCGCCACTCAACCAGTTGGGGGATCCACTACCTTTCCGATTCATGAAGAATTTTGTGAGATAATCCGCAGATGCGGGTTCTCCAATGAAACGGAAGGTGGGATGATCTTTAATAGTTCCCCACAAGAATTTCTGAATAGGTTTGACAATAAAATACTCCAGAGACGGCCCCGCAGTGACCGTCCGAACCTTAAGAGGCTCTAATATAAACGCAGGTTTCGAGTTGAACACTCGCTGCGACTGGAAAAATTTGTCTACGATAGGGTTAACCTTAAAACCCCGGATCTCAGTCACCCCCAGATGGGGGTGGTAAGTCATACTATCAAGTTCGTTTCCCTCTCGGTGAGAGCAGCTCTCTCTTAAGAAACTAGCCGCGCCAGCATGGGCACGTGAGCTTTCAAAATGAGCATTTATACTAGGAAAACCAGAGTCGTCTTTGAACGTCCCCGCCGAAGCGGAGGTTGACGGTTTACAGGACTGGTTTGAGAATACCTCACGAACGATAGATTCAATAGTTCTTTCAATCTCCTTGTCAGTGACTGACCCCCGAAGAGGGCCGACCTCACTGGCGAGGTTCTTATTGATCATGGCATCACGGTGTTTCACCATGGTTGCGTCAACTACTTTCTCCGATGGAGAGGGTGATCCCTTCTTAAGATTAGCAAGGGTCGAAGCTATAGTCATGGCACGGCGTCTCTCCAGACTGCCGCCAGACTTTAGTCGATCCCTGTTAACAAGGAGCATCATCCTCATGAAACGGCCGATTCGCGTACGGCCGCCCATCATGAAGTTAAGTTTCTTCTTCAGCTCATCCTGATTCGTAATGCCCCACAAAGAGGGGAGGATCTGTGAGCCGATTGTAGAGAAGAGGGAAGCATAGAACCACTTCAGGGTGGCCTCAATACTTTCCTTGCCAATGAACTTAACCCATGCATCGAACATTTTACACTGTTCATCTCTATGCACGGGACGCATCTTGAATGCGTCTTCCACTGCACCCAAAAAGTGCAATAGGTGTCTTCCAATGAGTCCCCTGCTCTCGCAGTCGGACTTGTTGTTAAGCATCGTGGTCTTTCCTGTCTCAACGACAGGGGAGGCTACCTTCCAGCCACTCGGCGACTCTTTGCCGAGACCGCAACCGAACATATACATCCGAATTGTATGCGCATCGCTGACCCCTAGGGGTTTGCTTTGTGTTGTCATGATGGATAATGTGAGGT